GTTTTCAAGTTCCTGTGCAGTGTAGTAAGTCTTCCAGAAGCAGTAAGGTGCACGCTGTGGATCTGTGACATACGGAGGGAAAAAGAAATCTCCATCTGGGGCTAAGGTCTTAATCTCTGGTGCATTGACTTGGCGGCGTACAGTAGGAAGCTCCGCTTCCCCGAACTTACGTAGGTCCTTTAGGGCTTTCTTTGCTCGCTTATCTGTAACTCCGTCAAAGATGTTTTGAAGCATAAAGACTAGCTCGTCATCTTTTTCACCTGACTTAACTGCCCCGAAAATATTTGGGTCCATCTCTGCGATCTGCTCCAGTGTAAGCTTCTGTAGGAACTGTCGGTCCTCTGAGTGCCAGCCTACATAAGTAATAAGGAGTCCACGCTCTAGTAGGTAATTGGCACCTAGTTCCATTTCACGCTTATAACGTGGAATGTATCCGCTGGTTACCATCCACTTGAGGAACGAAGAAACAATTTCTGCACGTGGGATATCACTTGCCTCTACTGGGTAGGCACGGATGTTCGAGCGATTAAGCGAAGACATGAACAGTGACACCAGTCGTGTAATGCGTTCGTCGATGACGTGGCTCTCTGTGTCCGATGCTCCCTCCCAAGGGAAGGCATCTGCACCGTGCTTACGGTGATCACGGCTCTTGCCTGGCCACCAGTTGCGGCGGTCGTCGTAGCTAGTACGGCATAAATCAAAATAGGATTCTAATTCATTTACAGTCTGTTCGTATGCGCTGCGTAAGGCAGAGATGTCTGGAGTCGCATCAACGTACGTCAAGGCTTCAAATGTAGATTTATTTTGCATTTAATTGTTTCTTTACTGATTTACTTATACCGTGAATGTAACCTTTGTAAACTCCAATTTTATCACATAATTCCTGTGGAGCCATTGGTATACCTAATTCGTGAGTAACGCAACGATTTAAGTACTCCCACCCAGCAAGTCTGTTGACCTGCTCCTCGATCCATTCTGGATCCAAGGTGATGTCATCTTTATCTAACATAGCGATAAGATGTTCCTTTGTCATCTACAATAGCCTCAACCTTTACATTCTTTCCAGCGGTCAGGTGCCCCTCAAGTTTACGTGGGATAACTACTGGGACTTTCTTTTGTATCTCCTTGATATACACGTAGATATAACTTCTGTTTGGTGCATTTGAGTGCACTGTACCACGGTATAGCTTAGGTGTAAGCTCTGGCGTATCAATTGCTTTTACTAAGATTTCCTGTCCTTCTTCGTTGATCCAGGTGGCGTAGCCAGTACCAGTGACTGCATCCTCTGGTAATTTACTTTTTACTAATTCAAGCAGGTAATCCATTTCTAAATTATTCTCCTTGGCGATTATTGATGCTCGTTTTTTAGGCATATTAATATCCTCCTTTATTTGTTTTGGTTGCTTGCATAGAAGAACTAGACATAAAGTCTGGGCCTTCTCCGCCGTTCGACATTCGCAAATAACGAATAACGTCAAAGAAATCCTTCAGCGGTTCGTCGGCTTTGCCCTGCTTGTTATAGTTAATGAGGCTGTCTATCATGTTGCCGCAGTCCTTGTGGATGTAGCACAGTGGTCTGTTGGATAGGTCTACCTCTACATTTGGATTATAGTTAAACCAATCGTCCAGTGCTGTAATGCCCTGGTCCTCCATTACTCCACTTGATGGAATAAAGCTTAGACCAAAGTCATAGAAAGAAGTAAAGAGGTCGTCATTGTTCTCGTTTTCTTTTGCAAAGAATCTGGAGTCACCAATGCGCTCGATTACTTCTATGCCTAGGTCCTCTTCGATTTCATTGAATAGCTCGCAGTACCCCTCTACGTTTAGTCCTACCTTCTTAGAAGCAGGTCCATATCTCCACTTGGGATCACCAAATATCGCCCATTCTCCAAAGGTATCACGGTCTGGCCATTCCTTTCGGATAAATACCTGGCCGTCTTTATTGACTGCCGCCCATATGCAGGTGTAGTTCCTTGCCCCAGCGGGGTCAACTACCTGATAGCAGGTGAACTCTGACTTGTCTGAGATGTCTGGGAATGCAAATCCGTACTTGTTTGGTTCTTCCGATAGTACATTTACTTCTGTGTTGAAGTAAGGGAGCAAGGCATTCGCTGATTTAACTGGTACGCCGTAGGCACGTACCATGATTTCGGAGTCTGGACGACCTATCAGGTCCTTCTTAATGCGTTCGTATCCCCCGAATGGGTTCTCGTCAGAGTGCAAATAGACAACGGCTGCATCTCGGCTAGGACTGTACTGCTGGATAGGCACAGGCTTATTGTTCAGTAGAGCAGCGGGACGTGTCTGCAATGTCTCCGCTCCCTTTAGGTAGTCAGATATAAAGGGTGTATACCCATCAATCGGCGTAAAGCCGATGATCATCTTGGAGTCACGGGTAGCAAGTCGGAAGCGCAGGGTATTAACCAGTGCAGCGTCACCTAGATATTCGTCAAGCCAAGCGCCGATATTCAACCCTATTGGTTTCTTGAACCCGAACTCAAAGCCTTCAAGGATCGTCTGGTTATTACTGTACTGCGTGTATGTCTTGAAGTCTACACGGGTCCGAGTATCTGGGAAGATGAACGAAGAAGCCGTAAAGCCGTTCTGCATAGAGTAGTTAATGTATCCGTCTACGCTCTTGGTCTTGCGCTTGAACTCCTTGGGCATCATCTCCCATACTGCGGACTGCTGAACCTTGATAGAGGTATCAGCGTTCTGAGAGAAGCACACAATGTGGCCGTCCATACTCTGGGTGACGGCCTCCATTAGCATCTTGGCGCAGCCAGTAGTCTTGCCACTTCTGTTGCCGCCTAGGGCTAGGACTTCATTGTTCGCACGCAATCCCGTACGCATTCTATCCCATCCAGCTAAATCAAAGCCATAGCGCATCGGGTCCTCAGTAGCTGCCTGTATGCGACCCTCGTGCACCCTGTGCAGGTCCGCAAGTAGTTGTGGGTCCTGTTCGCCCAGTAGTACTATCTCCTCGTCAGTAGGGGGCAGTATAAGCGGGTGCAATGTAAATTCAATCGGCATTAATTATCTGTTCCTAAATTAAGTATGCTGCGGCTAAGTTACTTCTACTTCTTCAACCTTCTTTAGCTTTGCGATTCTATCCCTTGCTGCATTTATGGTTGCCTCGTAGTCCTCCTGAGTAATCACCTGGCGGTCCTCAGTTATCTGCGTGGCCTCGCCACGAGCAGTGAATGCCTGCCTAGCTGCATTGGCTACCGATATAGAAATCTCCTTTAGGTCCCTGACCGTAGGCTTTAGCTCTCCTGACTCTAGGTCCTTACGTACGGAATTGATCAGGTCCTCCTCTAGGCTAGATAGATTCAAGTAGCTCTTTGCGGCAATCTTGCCGCTGAGTTCTCTAAACTTCCCTAGGTGATCGGTGTAGTCCGCCAGTACGCTCATGACCGTCTCTCGATCTACGCCGTACTTCTTTACGATCCTAGTCTGGCTGTTGCCAGTGCTATACAGGTACAGGATACTAGCAACCTTCTCAGGGTTATGCCTAGAGAGACTCCGAACCTGTGCAATCTCTTTCCTGTCGGCTACTTCCCAGATGGCCCCTTGGATCTCCTGCATCAGTACCTCTTTATTGTCAGCTTCTTCTAGCATTTAAAAATTAAATGAAAATAAAACTTGACTGTCAATCCTATAGTTCATTAGAATCAAATCATACTCCTTAAGGAATCCAAGCCTTAAAGAGTTTCTTGCCCGCAGGGCAAAAGAAATAAGGTATCCCTAGGGACAAAGAAATCCTTAACAACACTCCTTAAGGAGTACAGGAACCGAATACAACTCCTTAAGGAGTACAGGGGCCTGCAGGTCGGGGGACTATGAGAGATGTATTTTTTTAAAGGGTCCCTTATGAATACACATTTCAGACTAGAAAATTGTAAGATACCCCCTCCCCCCCATCTACACCGCCTCCGTCAGAGCTACCTTCATCGGGCACCGCAAGGGACACGGAAGCTACCAGCATCGGGCACGGCAAGGCACCGCAGGATCCCAGAATAAGCCCAGCTAATCCTAAGCCCGAACCTCGGGAACATAAGCCCAGCTACTACAGCAGCTATTTCCATAACGGAAACAGCTCGGCTAATACGGAAGCCCTCGGCATAATCGTGAACAGCGCAGCTAATACGGCGGGACTTCACT